TACCCATTAAAACTCTAGATACAGAAGTTAACCTGTCTACGTCAGTTGTTATTCTTTTAGCCTCTATTTGAGCCTCTAATTCTTTCTCTACCCATTCCAGCTCTATAGCTGCATCTCGAGAGTTATTAATTTCTTCAAATACCATCCCATTGCTAGGGTGATAATGTAAAAATGATTGTAATGCTTGATTTTGTTTTTCAACGATCAACATTCCATCCTCAAACACAATTGGTTCTAGGATTGCATTTCCATCTTGCTCATCCTCGAAGGGAGACTTCTGATTTCTTGCATAACGAAGTGGGCGATTAATACCCTTGTTTTCGTCAAAATGTAATAAAGGAGATCTTTGTGAATGTCTTGATGATAGCATATATGAAAGTGGATGCTGTTCACCTGAAAGCCTATAAGCTTTGTTCTCGTACTTTTCTTTTTGTTTTGCCATTATAATATGATTTAATTTGATTTATATAAAAAAAAGAGGGGCGGGTTAGCACCCCTCCTTAGTAATTTACTGTCTATGCATCTTGAAATAAGAAGAAGTTGTTTGCACCTAAAGTACATACAGCTCTTTCAGAAAGGAAGTTAACTTCCATTGCATCAAGATCGTTAGTTCTTGCACCACCAGCAGAACCAGTAATCCAAGTTTTGTAACGTCTGTCTTCAGTTTCTGAAGCTCTATAACGAACATGTAAGAAAGGACGCTTAGCGTTCTTACCTAAGATTTGATCGTAAACTGTAGTTGAACCAGCAGGAACTAAAAGTCCGTTGATTTTTCCAGCTTCAAGACCACCCCTCATTGTAGGATCGTTTAAGTATTTCCAGTCAGACTTGTAGAAATCATAACCTCTACGGAATCCTGTGAAACCTAAGTTCAACGCCATATCCTTATCATTGTCAAAAAGACCATAAGATGTTCCACCCGCTCCATAAGAGTTTTGAGCAGCTAACATATCGTCGATATCGAATGAGAATTGTCTGTTAACAAAGATTACGTTTTCTTCAATAGCACCTTGCTTATCAAGTCTTTGAATCACTTGATCAAACTGAGCTAAAGTTGTTGGGTTTCCACCACCGAAAACATTTCCTCTATTTCCTACTACGTGGAAGATACCGTCAGAACCTGAAAGGTTTGCTGCACCTGCACCAACTCCTACACCTTGTAAGAAATCTGCTGCACCAGAAGCTGCTGCTGCTGGAACTGCTTCCACCATAGCTGTTTCTAAGTAATCTTCAAAACGAAGTCTTGTATCGTGTTCAGATTTCAAATACCATAGGTATCCAGTTGCACCGTTTTCACCTGTAACTTCAATCCATCCAATTTGAGCCATGTCAGAACCAGAAACAGAATATTTGTCCTTGATAATAATTGGCTTGTTGTCGAAGATAAAGTCATCAGACTCATTAGAACCTACCATTCCGTTAGTTCCTTTTGCGAACTCAGAACCATAGATAAAGATATCACAACTTGTATTTGCTACTACCGCTTGTCCACCTGCATCATAATACGCTACCGTAAAAGTCCCTGGCGCAGCTGGCGTCGGAGCTGTTTTGATAATCGCTTTATTTTGCAATGTAGATCCTGGCGTGTTGTCAGAAATCATTACAGTCTGTCCTACTCTAAGCGTAGCTAAAGTACCAGAATTGGCATTTAGTTGCGGGTTAAAGTTAGTAGGGTTGTTTGCTCCTACTCCTGGAGCTACTCCAATCCCTGGAATTGTCCAAATACCGTCAACTGCTGCTGCTGCTGATGCAGAAGTACAAGATTGGTATTTAGTGTGTAACCTTCCTTGCTCAGCCCATTTGATAAGGTCAGAGTTAGAAGGCATTTCAGCACCAACCATTCTTAAGAATGATGCTACTGATCTATTTCCATAACGTTCAAATTCTTTTTCGTAAGTATCAGGAAGATACTGATTCAAAAAATCAAAGTTAGTGATATAGTTTGTTGATAATGGAGTTTGTTGCGCACTTGGCTGCAAGTCAAATCCTGGTGTTAAATTTACTGCCATTTTGAATGTTTTAAATTAATTTTTTTTACTACTTCTAATTTTGAGTCCTCTACCATTTTCGTGTCTATCATTACTACTTACAGGGCGTATCTTCATTCCGTCTTTTGAAACAGATTGAGAAGCTGATCTAACATCCATATTAATGTTCTTAGACTTTCTAGAAACATCATCTACAGTATTAGCTACACCTTGGTCATAGAAATATTGAGCAAATTTATCAGGATTCATTGCCACTGACAATGCCTTGTGATAACCTACCGCGTCTGTTATTAAACCATCTTTATCCAAATATTTACCAATAAAATTGCCAACATTTGATTGAACGTTTTTCAACTCTTCCGCAGTACCAGGTTTAAAGGTGAATTTGTTATCAGACACATTGAAATCAAAACCTTTGAAATCACTGTTAAACACACTGTTTGTTTTGTCTACAAAAAACTCTTGCTTCTTCCTGTTTTGTTCTTCTACGCTTTTAGATTCCTCTATGTAACTCTTATAAGCATCAAGGCTTTTTTCCTGATCTTCGGATAATGCACCCCCACTTGACTCAAGAGGAATGTTGTACTTATCTTTCTCGTCATTTAAAAACTTCTTCGCCTTAGCGAGTTCGCGTTTTTTCGCTAACTGAACTTTCTTAATCTCTCTCGGTTCATCTAATTCCTCATCGAAACTAAACTTATCCTCAATTAGATCTTGAATGTCTATTTCGTCCAACCCATCTTCGGTTGACGCGTAATAGTTAGCAAGTACAACATCATCGTCCATTCCCTCAATATCCTTTTGCAAATTGTAAAAGTCACTGATTCCACGCCCGGTATCTTGTTTATACTTTAAATATGCAGATACGTCTTCTGGTAACTCAACGTTTGCCTCTTTTTCCGCAAACAATTCATCAATAGAATTTATATCTTTATCATACCTATTCTTTATATAAGAAAGAATGTCATCTTCCTTTAATTCCTGTGGTTCTTCTGCAAGTTCTTCAACTTCCTTTACCAATCCACTTATTTCCTCTCCTTCGTTTCCTTCGTTTCCATCAGTTAATGTATCTAATCCGTTTCTAAGATCTACGCGATCTACACCATCTTCTTTAGGTGATGGATCCGCAAACTTCTCTTCATGTTTTTTTAACATTTCTGTTTCAACTTCCACTCGAGACTTCTCTTCTTTAGTTACTTCTTTTACTTGAAATTCCATTTGATTTAATTTTTATAAAGTTAATACTATTTAATTTAATTATCTTGGGTTAAATTCAGATAGATCAAAACCATCTAAACTATCCTCATTAGACTCAAAAGAAATAGAAGGTAAATTACGTTTTCTCTGCTCAATCATTCTTGATTGATTAGAAGACTGTTTATTTAACCTGTTATTTTTCTCCTCTTCTCGGTTCTGTTCTCTAGTGTCCAATTGACTTTCCGTTACTCCTTGTAATTGCATTTGATAGTTAAACTCCACTTCCATTAACTTAGTTTTCAACTGAGCCTCCATTTGCATTTTCTGAATTTCCATCTGGCTTTGAGCCGTCATAGTCTCCATCTTAGCTGCGGATGTCGCTTGTGTTATTTGCATTTGCTGCATTGCTGCTGCCTCTTGAGCTTGCATTTGCTGTTGCGCTTGCATCTCTTGAGCTTGCATTTGCTGCGCCTGCTCTTTTTCTTCTTTCTGCTTACGCTTAAGTTTTAGTAACTGGTTAGCCATTTTTAGATTATTGATTTCTCGAATATCTATAGCGTCTTCTAAACTTATATTTTGCTGAGATAAAGCCATTTGAATATTCTGCTCAAGCATTGCTTTTTCTTCCTCATCAGGAGACATTTCAATAAAGATCCCGAAATCATATAGATATAGATCTTTTATGTCCTCAATAATTTGAAGATTATATTTACCAATCTGCATCGCAAATTCATCTTTGAAGTCTGCATACTCTAGTATGTCAGCCATTCTAATTGATAAACATTCCGCTAAACTTCGTGTCATATATAAGCTTGCTTGCAAAATATGTCTTGTTGCTGTATTTGAATTTAAAGCAGCTAACTTATTAATACCAACTAATGAATTAGGATCTGGCATACTACCATCACGCGCTTCATTTAGTCCAGTAACCGATCTAATCATATCTAAATAATGATTATAGTTACCAATTAGCATTTGCATTTTATTAGCTCCACTACTTGCAGTTAACTGGGTAATAGGAACCTTTGCATTATTGTACTCACCGTCTTGCGTATAGCTACGACCAACAACACTACCTGTTTGAAAATACAAACGTAATGCGTCTTCCGGAGTATATGCAGCACCAGTACCTAGATCCACTTCATTAAGCCCATCAGCATCAATAAAGACACCATCTGGAACTAAACGTGAAACTACTTGTTGAATTTTTAAGTGAGTCATTTGAATTAAATCCGCGAATGGGATCATTCTACGAACTAAAGACTCTACTGCTCCTTTGTACATTCGTGGAGCGCACGCAATATAATTTGGTCTAGCATACTGATTAGCGGACTTTGGACGAACCATATTCTCACTCAATTTCCATTGAAGAACAATATTAGTACCCATCACCATTATACCATCATACCATACATCTATTCTTTTTTCTACTCTTTTAAACTTCGCCTCCTCTTGCATTTCTGCTGTTGGATTAAACTCATCATCTTTCTCAACGGTCTTAAAAGTTCCGTCAGCCATTTCTTTTTTCTTATAAACAAAAGAATGTGTAGATTTATAGTTGAAGTATAGCAATGTTGCAGTGTCTCTACTAAACATACTATCATTGTAAGCTTGCGCTCCATCATAGTATTGCGCCCAGTCTTGACTGTACTTAGAAACCTCAAGTAGATCTGCATTTGTTAATGAAGGATCAATTTTAATCAACTCTCCAATTGGCACAGTTTTAATCTCTCCCCAATAAAAATTATCTTTAAAATATGGGTCTTCAGTATAACTGTATACCACATTAGCTGGATCCACATATTCAACCTGAACCCCAGTTCCTTGTAGAAACATGTGTTTACACATTCCTATTCCCAGAACCGTCTGATCATAGTCAACTCTTTTTCTTGTATCTGCATAATGGTTTTCATCCAACAAAGTATTAATCGCTACTTCTTCAGCGATCTCAATTGCTGGCTTGAATTTCATTTGCATGTATAACTCTAACTCTTCATCGTTTCCTGGAAGTTCCTCTTCTTTTACACTGAAGACAGGAATACCAAAATCCTTTTCAAGTTGTTGTAACAGCGGTGCAGCAACCATATCAGCCTGTACCATATCTTGAAACGTATTTCTTTTTTCAGCAGACATTGCATCTTGCGCATACGCTTTAATTTTAAAAAGTCTATCAGACATTCCGTTCACTACGATATCCACAAACTTTGGGATAATAGGAACTGGGGTCCAATCCAAATTTAAATGACTTAAGTCACCATTAATTGATATTTCGTCCTTATACTTAGCAATAGACTGTTCACCCCTTGCATATAGCCTTAATCGATTGAAGTCGGCCCATTGATTATAAAACCTACACGACCCGCTATCCTTACGAAACCATTCATATTGTATTGCCTGCCCAACCTGTAATCCAAACTCTATTGTGTCTTTAACTTTATCTGACGCGAATTGATCGGGAAAAGCAGCAGAGTTAACTTGTATTTTTACATCTTTCATTTATCTAAGTAATTGGCTAACAGAATCTGTATTATTATATCTAGCAAAGTTAATGCTTATTTTCGATTTTTCTTTAGTCGGGGTATATAGGTGTTTTTGATTAGCCATTATAGCTAACCCAGTACTTATAGACGCATCGAACTTGGTTCTATTGTTTATATCAAATTTCGCCCAATCCTCTAGAGTCCTATGAAAATGCATTACTCCCATATCATCTTGATCTCTATAAGATCCCTCCATATCTAACCCAACATGTTTTTCTATATATGATTCAATCGCAGAAGCATGAGATTGTTTTACATCCTCACTTGAATTTGGAATCCCACCTAATTCTCTTTCCGTTTTTGATAATTTATTAAAAGTCTTATCCGGTCTATTTATACTGTACCCTCTATAGCCTCTGTTTTTTAAATGATACAATAGCCTTGGTTTATTATTTTCACATAAAATAGGCATTCCATAAAATACTATAGCCATTAAAACTTCTTCAAAAAATATCTCTGCCGTTTGAGGGCGAGCGATATAT